AGAAAAGCATCTTAATGATGTGTAGCAAAGGTATGTCAGTTAAAGAAATGTGCGAAGCACACCCAGACTGCGATCAGAAAGAACTAAAAGAAATGTGCGAATCTTGTATGGAAGAATACAAGAAGAAGAAAAACGAATCCGTTACATTTGAAGACATGGATGGCGAAATTGTAGAAGCACAGTCTGCTAAACAAAAAGCAGCATTTCAAAAAATGCTAGATAAGAAAAAAGGCAAGACGTCCGATGATAAAGAAAAAGATATGGACGAAGGTGCTTACGGCAAGAAGAAAAAGAAAGCCGTTAAAGAATCAGTAGAACCTAAAATGTCATTCGTAGAAATGATGAAGACTGTAAAAGAAAGTGGCGGACAACAGGCGATTGACCCACTTGACGATACACTTTGGAATTGGGCAAACAGAGTTGCTCAATCAAAAGTGGAAGAATCAAATAAGCAAGAAGTTTTTGCTGCTATGGTATATGAAAGAAACGGTGGCCGTTTTGAAATGTATGACGTTGTGGAAAAAGGCTTAAACGAAGGCAAGGAATGCAACTGTGGTCCAGACTGTGCTTGTAAAGGCGAGTGTGGTTCAGATTGCAACTGCGGACCAAACTGCGGAAAATAAAAGCATTTATAAATTAACTAAAGCCGGTTTTAAAAATGCCGGCTTTTTTTATGACTATATAATGTATGTTTAATGAATTTAAAAATCTAGGTTTCCTTTCTCATACATTTTCCGATCAAGATCTATTTCCGATTAGAAATGAAATAGAAGAAATAAAAACACAACTAGATAATAGAAAAAGTTATAACGAAAATCTTGCAGGTAATTTAGAAAAAGAGTTCAAACTAGAAAAATCCAATACATATATACAGGAACTCCTGTTGCCTTTCATTAACGAATATGACAGAAAATACGATTATCTCCCAAAGTATAATTTTATTAGTAAGGATCTTGGTTTATATCTACAATCCAGTTGGGTTAATTTTCAAAAAAAACATGAATTCAATCCTACACATCGACACGCTGGTTTATTTTCATTCGTAATATGGTTGGAAATTCCTTATGATATTGAGGATGAAAGAAAGTATAGTCCAGGAAAGGATTCAAATTCCTGTTTAGCAGGATGCTTCGAATTTTCATATATAAATATGCTGGGTGAAATAATGCAACACAGTATACCTGCTGACAATACCCATAGAAACATGATGCTGCTTTTTCCCGCTGATTTAAATCATACAGTGTATCCATTTTACACCAGTGACGAATATAGAATTTCAGTTTCTGGAAATTTTAAACTAGATGCTAATGTCTAAGTCTGAGATAACAGAACATGTTCTTAATTGTGAATTATCAATAGTTGGAAATGCTGCGAGTATTTTTCAAAAAGATCATGGAAGAATTATTGATCAGTTTCCCACAATACGTTTTAATCGTGGAAATATAGATGATACAAATTCGCAAGGAGCCAGATGGGATTTTCTAGCCACTGCTGAAGTTAATACCTTTGAATATTATAATTCACATAATCCAAAATTTCACACTTTGATTTTTACACCTAAACTAAAGGAACATGTGTATAAAATTAAAAAGGCTAGATTCTCAACTAATTTTTTAGAATTTCCTTTAAAATATTCAGATCAAATTACTAATCTATTAGATGCACAACCGTCAACAGGATTTCAAATACTATGGTATCTTAATAAAATTGAAAATAAAAATGTTAACATATTTGGGTTTGACTGGAAGGAAACTCCAACATATTACGAAACAAGAAATAAAGGATCGCATAATTTCGAGATAGAGAAGACTCTTTGTTTAGAGTATGCCGATCAAAATGGTTGGAAAATATTTTAAATTACTTGACAATATTAACTAGATAACATACAATACTAAACTAACAGGAGAAAAACATGGCACGATCACATTATGGACCGGAAGAAAAAGCAAAACTAGAACGACTTATTAAAGAAGGTTCTAACGTATTGCGTGAAGTAGAAGATTTAAACGAAGGTCTTAAGGACACAGTAAAGGCAGTAGCAGAAGAACTTCAAATCAAACCAAGCACAATCAATAAAGCAATCAAGATTGCACACAAGGGTGATTGGGCCAAGCATGAGGAAGAATGGGCAGACATTGAAGGCATCTTGGGTATTACTAAAAACTTACCTGACGATGTTTCTGGACCACGTGCGGACGACGAATAGTTTGGAACAAGTAAAAGCCTTTTGGCTCAACAGTTATCATAGTGATAAGATTGCATTTACGTTTGAATTAATTAGTTTTATATTCACGGTAGGTGCAAGTCTTACGCTGGCTGTTAATGCTCGTGATCCAAACATGCTTTATGTATATCCTGGATTTTTCATAGGATCAATTACACAATGCTATGCTGCATTTAGAAGAGGTGCTGCCTGGGTAATGCTGTTAACATTCTATTTTAGTTTGGTTAATGTATTTGGCTTTGGTATAGCATCAGGATGGTGGTAATGTTTAGAACACAAAAAGAAACTATTTGGCACATAACCTGTAACAATTGCAGTTTCTATTGGACTATGCCTACTATGGAAGAAAAATTAAAAATGGATGATAGACAATTTACCTGTCCTGTTTGTAGTAAGAAGGGCAAGGTAGAAGAAGTAAAAAATCCGGTTGACAACCAATAAACTTTCTGTTATTATGTAATATAATGTCTAAACAAAGAAAGAAAAAATCAATGCAAGATTATAAGAATGAATCCCATTACGACCCTAAGATCCATACAAAGACCAAGGGCGGATACGGATTTGGGATGAAGAAAGGTGTAAAGAATCTCGATTACGAAAACAGTGGTGTAAACCTAGCATCAGTATTCGGATGGGAAGTTCCTGAGAATCTTAAGCACATCAAAGAAGTGATCGACAAACGCAATGGTAGACAGTAACACAATAATAGTTTCAAATAACATGGGACCAAATGGCGAGCCGATAGATAGAATTTATGGTAATCCACATGGTAATCTAAGACTAATACAAGCAGACTACACTGATTACAAGGGCAAGATACACAAGAAGCAACTTATTCTAAAGGGAATAGACGGAAACAATTTTAAATCACACTGCTTTGTCACTGACGATGGTAGGTGGTTTGATAGAACCGGTATTCCAATGTTAAAACCAAACGATGTAGTGGAAGAAGAGGAAGAACAAATAACTGATACTGAGGAGGAAGTAAATGAAGATTGATGTAACTTTAAAATGGACGGCAACCGTTATCCTAATCATAGGAACATTTATTAATGCTACCTTTCCTAATTTGTATCCGTTAGGGCCTGCACTATTAGCATCCGGTGGAGTTGTTTGGTTAATTGTTTCCTTCATGTGGAAGGAGCCTGCACTAATCGTTACAAATGGTGTATTGACCGTTGTTGGATTGGGTGGTATAGCCGCTTATTACTTTGTGTAAGGCAAACGAAGATATATAATATGAAGAAGGTGTTGTCCGCCACAAAAGGACTGATTAGGTATTTGTCAGCCGAAAATGACATTTAAGGAGAAAAGATGAGTTACATAGATGCGTTCTATGATCGCAATGAAGACACAATTCGAGTAGTCGAACGAAAAGAAGGTAAAAGACATTTTACCGAATACAATCCAAGACACATATTTTATTACAAGGATCCAAGAGGTAAGCATACTTCTATCTATGGTGATCCTCTACAGCGTGTGACTGCCAAGAACATTAAGGAACTGCGCAAGGAACTTGCAATACATTCCAACAAAAAACTATATGAGAGCGATATTAATCCAATCTATAGATGTTTAGAAGACAACTACTTAAATGTAGATGCTCCAAAACTAAACGTTGCGTTCTGGGATATTGAAGTTGACTTCGATCCCGAGCGTGGCTACGCATCTCCAGAAGATGCTTTCATGCCCATTACATCGATTGCAGTTCATCTGCAATGGATGGACGAACTTATTTGTTTAGCAATTCCTCCTAAGACTTTATCAATGGATGAAGCGAAGAAAGCCATTGAAGGGATTCCAAACACAATACTGTATGATAATGAAGCGGACATGCTAGATGCATTTCTTGACTTGATACAGGATGCAGATGTATTGAGTGGATGGAACAGCGAAGGCTTTGATATGCCCTATACAGTTAACAGAATTATTAAAGTATTAAGCAAGGAAGACACAAGGCGTTTGTGCTTGTGGGATCAATATCCTAAGAAAAGAACATACGAAAAGTTTGGCAAGGAATCTACAACATATGATCTAATTGGTCGTGTGCATGTGGATAGTTTGGAACTGTATAGAAAATACAACTATGAAGAACGCCATACATACAGACTTGATGCAATTGGCGAGTTAGAAGTCGGTGAAACTAAAACTGTATATGAAGGCTCTCTTGATGCTCTTTATAACAATGACTTCAGAACGTTCATTGAATACAATAGACAGGATACGGCACTACTTGACAAACTAGATAAGAAACTAAAGTTTATTGATCTTGCAAATACTATTGCACACGAAAACACAGTTCTTATTCAAACAACAATGGGTGCTGTTGCTGTTACGGAGCAGGGTATTATCAACGAAGCACACAGGCGTGGAATGATTGTTCCTAACAGAGTGAAGCGTGAACCAGGCAGTGAGCCTGCGGCAGGTGCTTATGTTGCGTATCCCAAGAAGGGCATTCATGAATGGATTGGATCAGTTGACTTGAATTCACTGTATCCAAGTGTTATTAGAGCATTGAACATGGGTCCAGAAACTGTTGTTGGACAACTAAGACAGGACGGAACAAAGGCACACATTGATGCACAGATGGCGAAAGGTAAATCCTTTGCAAGTGCATGGGAAGGTATGTTTGGAGCCGTTGAGTATTCAAGTGTCATGGACAAAGAAGTTAGCAGAGAGATTACTATCGACTGGGAAAATGGCGATAGTGATAAACTAAGTGCCGCACAGATATATGATTTAATCTATGAAAACAATCAGCCTTGGATGCTTAGTGCAAACGGCACAATCTTTACATATGAAAAGGAAGGTATTATTCCTGGACTGCTCGCACGTTGGTATAAAGAACGTAAAGAGATGCAGGCCAAGCAGAAAGAAAGTCAGAATGCAGGCAATAAGATTGAGGAAGAATACTGGGCAAAGAGACAATTAGTCAAAAAGATTTTGCTTAACAGTTTGTATGGGGCCATTCTTAATCCTGGTTGCAGATTTTTTGACAACAGGATTGGACAAAGTGTTACACTTACAGGTCGAAGCATTACTAAACACATGGCTGCGAAGATTAATGAAATCATTACAGGCGAATATGATCATACAGGTAAAGCGATTGTTTATGGCGATACAGATTCCACTTACTTTAGTGCATATAGCACACTTAAGAAAGATATCGATGCAGGAACTATACCTTGGACAAAAGATAGCGTTATCGAATTATATGATACGATCGGCGAAAATGCAAATTCAACATTTCCTAAATTTATGGGAGAAGCATTCCATTGTCCTAAGAAGCGTTCAGAAGTTATTGCGGCTGCTAGGGAGATTGTTGCAAGTAAAGGTTTGTTTATTACAAAGAAAAGATATGCAGTTCTTTATTACGACATCGAAGGACATCGAACTGATACGGAAGGAAAGAACGGAAAGATTAAAGCAATGGGCCTTGATTTGAAACGTTCTGATACTCCTGTAGTAATTCAAGACTTCTTAAAGAATGTTTTAGAAATGGTCTTGGAAGGACAAGAAAAAGAAAGAGTATTAGATTACATAACGGAATTTAGAACGGAATTCAAAGCACGCCCAGGCTGGGAAAAAGGTTCCCCCAAACGTGCAAATAAGATTACTGAGTATCAAGCCAAAGAAAAGAAAGCGGGCAAAGCAAATATGCCTGGACACGTAAGAGCAAGTATTAACTGGAATACTCTTAAGCGTATGAATGGTGACAAATATTCCGTTAATATTACAGACGGTGCAAAAGTTATTGTCTGTAAGGTAAAAGATAATCCAATGGGTTATACCAGTGTTGCGTATCCGGTTGATGAATTAAGACTTCCGGAATGGTTTAAGGAATTGCCATTCGATGATGCAACTATGGAAAATACAGTAATCGATGAAAAACTTGGAAACTTAATTGGTGTTTTGGAATGGGACATTAGTTCTACTCGTAATGACAATAACTTTAACAAATTATTTGATTTTGAGTAAAAAAACTCTTGTGTTTTATGCAAAACCTAAATATAATGTAATGTATAGGAGAATTCAATGAAAGACATTTTACAAGACATTGTTGGTCACACACAGAACTTAGGATTCCTAACTACTGTAAAGGTGACTGGCGAGGAAGATAAGACTGCAATGTTTTCTATGGCTGATGATAGATCAGTTATTATGGAAGCAGATACTCATAATCCATATCCGGATATGATCGGTGTGTTTGGCATGCCACAACTACAAAAATTAAAATACTTAATTGACGGTGGTGAATATAAAGACGATGCAAAGATTAGTATTACTACAGCAGAACGTAATAACGAAACTATTCCTGTAGGAATCCACTTTGAAAACAAGGATGGAGACTTTAAGAATGATTATCGTTTCATGAACATGGAAATCATCAATGAGAAGATGAAGACTGTTAAGTTCCGTGGCGTTAATTGGGACGTGGAAGTGGTTCCTACACTGGCAGGCGTTCAACGTTTTAACTTTCAGGCTGGGGCAAATCCAGAGCATCCAACATTCTTGGCAAAGACTGAGGACGGTAATTTGAAGTTTATCTTTGGTGATGCATCAACACATGGAGGCGAGTTCGTATTTGCTACTAATGTAGAAGGTAAGTTGGACAGAGGTTGGACTTGGCCTGTTGCGAGCATCCTTGCAATTCTAAAAATTGCTGATGTAAACAATACTAAGATGAGTATTTCAAACGAAGGGGCTATCCAGATTACACTAGACAGTGGATTGGCAAATTACAAATATATCATTCCAGCACAGGCGGCCTAAATAAAGTTATGAAAAAACCAGTCAACCTAACACCACTACAGAAAGACTACGCAGTGTATTTGCCTGCCATTAGTTCTTTCTTCAGCACTTATATTGCTAAACAACGTAAGGAAGAGTTCGTTCCAAAGGATCGTATTCCGCAGGGTTTTGATCGCGGCATCGAAGGAATGAACTTTTTAAATGAGGAAGAAGGATACTTTACATACAAATATGGATTGTATTCTGCGGGTCACGCACAATTGAATCTTGATAAGACAATGGATCAGGATGCTATGGTGCAAACACGTGATCGTGGCAAGACCATGATACTAGGCGACTCGGGCGGTTATCAGGTTGGTAAGGGTGTTCTTAAATTTGACTGGCTAAACTTTGAAGGTGCTAGTGCTAACAAGACTAGAGATGATATTCTTAATTGGCTTGAACTAACAGCGGATTGGTCAATGCTACTTGACGTTCCGACTTGGGCATGTGATCATATCCATTCACCCAAGACAGGACTAAAGAGCTTTGAGGACTGCTTGGACAAGACAAGATTCAACAACAAGTATTGGCTAGAACGCAGACTAGGTGCTACTAAATTCCTAAACGTATTACAGGGTTCAGACTGGGATACTGCTGAGAAGTGGTATGAAGGTGTCAAAGAATTCTCCGACCCTAAAGTCTGGGGTGATAAGGCCTGTGAAGGTTGGGCAATGGGTGGTGCTAACATGTGCAAGATGCCAATTACACTAAGACGTTTAATGACCATGAAGTTTGATGGCATGTTAGAAGGTAAGGACTGGATGCACTTCCTAGGCACAGCACAACTTGATTGGTCATGCTATCTTACTTCAATTCAACGACAGGTTAGAAAACACATTAATGAAAACTTTACAATCAGTTTCGACTGCGCAAGTCCGTTTATTGCTACAGCACATGGGTTGGTGTATACTAACAGCCAACACACAAGTAAACGTTGGTCCGTTATTATGGACAAGGCCCCTGATAATAAGAGTCTTGCCAAACGGCATGATATTCCTTTCCCGTTCGAAAGCGAAATTGGCAGACGCCTTAGCATCGCGGACATATGCCACTATGCTCCGGGAATGTTGAACAAGATAGGCAAGGAAGGCAAGACATCGTGGGATAGTTTTGGGTATGCACTAATGATGGCACACAATGTTTATCAACACATTGTAGCAGTTCAACGTGCAAACAACCTAACAGATATCGAACTTGCCAAGGATCGTCCGGACTGGAGACGCTGGAGAAAGGTCAAGGAAGCGGACAAGAGTGATGAGTATTCGGATTGGGTTCCACGTAACATCCTATACTTTGATAGATTCGTTGAAGAACTATTTGAGTGCAATACCAAGGATGAAGCATTTGCAATGATCAAGGAAGCGGACGGTTTCCTTAAGGATCTAGAAGGTGCTAGACTGCGTGGTGGTGTTACTAACGAATTTAATAGAATGTTTGTGGAGGTAGATAACGATGGAGAAGAGAAAGCGCCTTGGTCAGATGATCGAGAAGATGAAGCACTGGACAAACTGGAGACCGAACTACAAGGAGGCTAGTATGGGCGACTATACGAAAAGACTTGAATGGTTAAGAGAAACGCATAAACACCTAAATAAAAAGATCGATACAATGGAAAAGACTGGTCATTTCAGTGATGAACAGATTTCCGAAATGAAGCGTGATCGTCTTAGATTTAAAGACGAAATTGAAAGACTCGAAAAGGAACATGCATAATGAAACGTGATTATGAAACTGGTAGTGCTGAAGGTGTTGTATATTTCACCGGTGTGGAAGTTGAAAAGACTCCTGCACATGGTATGCAGACTCTATTTGTTACAGGACTAAACGATCCTAGCATCATACGAGAGCAATTACACTTAAAACAGGAACACATTTTCTTTGGTGCTAATCACAGTTTCGATCCTGCTTCGCAAAAACACAGTGCAGACTATTATGAAGAATGGGAAAAGATGATTACTCCCTTCCTCGAGGATGGCTACTGGTGCAGTTTGGATATTCCAATCAATGCCGCTGAGGAATTCCTCGAAGGCCCGTTGGTAGAGTTTGATAGATTCATTCCGCAACTGCGTGTTCCAATTCCATATGTTAGGCAGTGGAATTATAACACAATGATAAAGATCGATGATAAAGGTTTCGAAGAATCCAATCCAGGTGTGTGGTGCCACAGCCTACACGACCTAATGGATCGTTCCAAATTTACTGAATGGAATGACTACAAAAATGATAAGATTGTGGATGACAACTAACAGAAAAGGTGCTATACTATGAGCATAACTGATGAAATGATGAAAGAAGCAATGGCAGAAGACAATCACAGACGTATTATGAATACGGCAAAGAGAATGATTTGGGTAACATTCCGCAAGGAAGGTATCCACAGGTATCCTGCGGCACTGGAAGATCCCAGTCTTGCAACAGGTGATGAATATGATGTTTCGTTCTTGGGTTATCCCCACAGACACATATTCCATTTTAAGGTCGGTATCACTGTAACACACAACGACAGAGATATAGAATTTATTCAATTCAAGCGTTGGCTTGAGAAACTGTATGAGGAGAAAACCCTTGAACTAGATTATAAGAGTTGTGAAATGATTTGTGATGATCTATACAATCAGATCATTGCTAAACACCCAGGCCGTGAAGTCCATATTGACGTAAGTGAAGATGGAGAGAACGGTGCCCA